ATACCCTATGGAGCGGGGCCTACTTTTGGCGAAACTAGCGCAGTAGCAACATTACTTGGAGCAGCGGGTATAACTTTTGGTTTTCAATCCGAATTTGGTAAAGATTACGGCTGGGGATCAATATCCTCATCAAGCGGCAACACCACCTCGGGGCCAAGCGAAGGAGGACTTGATGATGCTAATGGCGGCAACAGCGTTGATGAGCCAACTGACGGCTCTGGCGGATTAGATTATGATAGCATCCCTAACATAACTGATATTGCAGGTTTTGATTACACGCTAAATGTTGTATTCAAATTTTATTTTGTTCCAGACAATGGTGGCGCTAGTGTTTTATTAAAAACTGAAACAAAAGCAGTAGCTTCTGGATCTATATCCAAAGATTTAAGAGACGCAACTTCGGTTATTTTGAGCCCTAATAACGATAATGAGTATTTCGGCGTTATTGCTAATGTGCCAGGCAATTGGGCGTCTGGTCAAATTGAGGGAACTTATCAAGCCCCGACATCATCAAACATAGGTACCGCTACAAATCCAGGTGATATACGTGTGGACTCTTTCTATGAATATGATTTTAGTAATATATACGTATGGTCAGCTGGTACTTCAACTTCAGGGTATGATATGACAACGCCTTGGTCATACATACACCCCACGGTCCGACAATATCTTTCTTCCGGTGAAGACTTAACTAATTCTTTTAGTAATGTATTATTTACAGGCGCAACAGCAAAAACAAATATTGGATTAAACGGTATACAGGTTAGGGGTAATAAAGGTTTTGTTGCCCTCGGGGATGTTGTTCCCGGGTCCGCTAACGCGGTTGCTCAGGTATGGGGTAACACACAAGTATTCGGTACTTTAACAAGTAACGCTGCTCGTACTTTTTCAGATAAAAATCTAAAAGAAAATATTATACCAATTTCAAATGCTTTAGACACGGTTTCGAAATTGGAGCCTGTTTCATTTAATTGGAAGCCAGATATGCGGGGTGTAGATTTAGGAACGCGCTATGGGTTTATAGCTCAGGACATGCAAGAAGTTCTACCTACTATCGTAAAAGAAGAAGAACATCTAACGCTGGAGCACAATAATATTATATCAATAAATACTGCGGCTATTAAAGAGTTAGTAAATGAAATAAATGAACTTAAAGACGAAATAAAAACATTAAAAGAAAACAATGGCTAGAATACCTACTTATCAAAAAGATGTAAATATTTCGGACCTTGATAGCTTTCTCGGTACAGACGGAGACAGCAACGAGTTAACTACCAAAAACTTCCATTTAGGAGATGTAGCTAATTATGTTATAGACAAGCTTATAGACCCTGACGCGACGGATTTTCAAATACCTGTATTTAATCAAAGCGGCAATAGAATAACAGGATCTATAATGAGTCAAGACAGTTCGCTTTCAAACGGCGTAGCTGGTACTAAGATAACTATAGCTGGTAACACAACTACTACAGGTAATGTAAAGATAGATACGTTAACATCTGGGTACATACCTTTTGTTAATTCACCAGCAGGTAACGTATTGCGCGACTCTGGTTTTTATCAAGTATCTGCGCCTGTTACTGCAGACAAAGCTATTGGTTTAAATACAACTAAACTTGGTAGTGTTTACGGTGAATATCCAGATTTAAGAGTTGCATCTAGATCTTTAAATGATCCAGGTGTATTAGATTTATTTAGACCAGATGGAGATGTTCAAGCTGGCGACAGGGTTGGTATTTTGCAGTATAGTCTTGACGATCAATCTGCATACGCTGTAGCGCAAATAGAAGTAAAAACAATTGGTAATTCTGGATCTGGCAACTCAGGAGGTGGTAAATTTTGTATTAAAACATCTACAAATGTTTCAGGCGCTCAACCAACAGAAAGACTTTGTATAGACAATACTGGAGCAGATTTTTCAGTACCTATAAATGTAACAGACTTAAACCAATCAAGTTTTGCAGGTCAAGTGACAATACCAACTACCCCCGTAGCAGCAACTGATGCAGCTTCTAAAGCTTATGTTGATTCACAATTTAGCGGCGGAAGTGTAACAGGAACTGGCACAACTAACGCGCTACCCATATGGTCAGACGGACCAAACGGAGTTTTAGGGGATTCGCCTATAACTCAAATATTAGATTTTGGGGGTAATGTTAAAGAAATAAATATAGCGACCACATCAGGTAATGCAGCTCATTTTGACATAAATGGGGCAGGCGGCAAAGTAATTTTTGGTCTTCCATCCTCTACTCCGGCATTCGAACTAAAAATTGACAATACTGGTTATTATAGCCGTAACTTTCAGATGCGTGGAACTTTAGCTGTAGGAAGATCGCAACAATCCACAGCCGCTACTTTAGACGTAGGTAACGCAGGGGATCTTTACCCGGCTGCATTGTTTAGACACGGTGTTGTAATATCAAACAACCCATCAGGCGTTCAAGTTGACAACACGTCAATGGTTATTGGTGCTGGTAACAACGACGTTGTATATGGGTCTGACAATTGTTTAGTTGTAGGTAACAATAATAGAATACTAGAAGACTCAGACAACTCATTAGCAGTAGGGCAGGGCAACACCATCACAAACAATTCTGATAACTCTTTTGCTATAGGGCAAGGCAATACAATAGATGGATCCAATACCGGAACAAATTCTGTTAGATCTCAAGTATTAGGATATCAAAACTCGCTAACTGGTTCCTTTTCATCTCTTATAGCAGGTGGTCAAAACACAGTTACAACAAGTCAAAACGCGGTTGCTTTAGGATTTAGCCACACATTATCTGGTGCTGATTCTATGTTTGCTTTTGGCGAAAACAATACTGGGCCATCAGGGGCTAATGACAACAACTCATTTATGATTGGGGGTAACCTGACGGGAACCGATGGCACCATGGCGTTAGGCTTTAGAAATGACACATCATCTTACCCTGCTACAGATTATTCTAATGGATTAGGTAACACTAAATTCGCGGTATCAGTAGGAACAGTTACTAATTCCAATGCAATTATTATAACTGAAGGCGGTGTTAATAGAGGTGGCGGCGTTGCTCAAGTGCCACGTGTAGTGCTTCCGACAGTTGTAGAATTTAATTTTGCCAATGATGCAGACGCTGCTTCTAATGGTATACCTGTTGGTGGAATATATCATCATAACGGTAATTTAAAAATAAGAATAATATAATATGGCTAGAATAAGCACATACGCTTTAGACGCTAAACCGGATTTAGCAGATAAAGTATTAGGAACAAATACATCCGCAGGGGCAGCCAATCAAACAAAGAATTACTCTTTGAACGATATGGTAAAAATGTTTAATAAAGAAAATGCTATTGCCATCGCGGGGCAAGCTATATTTGAATTTCAATCAGACAAATTATTAGATGGCAGAGATAGCGGTACTATTAGTTTTAGAGCGGGAGAAGGTATTGATACCCCTTTTCAAAATATAGGCGAATTATTTATAAGTATTAAAAATAGCGGCAATAAAAGAATAATTGAGCTATTACAGACAATGGTCAAATCCAGAATTATATTGTGTCAAACAGACGATATAAATAACTTTGGCGCTTATTATTTAGACAACTTATTACAAGATTCAATAGAGACAGATTTTTATGTTGCTACGTTAGCGCCCGATCCTGATATGGTAAATGGCGTTATAAAAGAGAATAAATATTATGCAATAGCGGAATACTTTAAGCAAGATGCGTTTGAAGTGTGGGACCAATCATCAGCATCTAACGTTTGGGCTATAACACATACACTTGACAAAAAACCGTCAATTACAGTTGTAGATTCTGGAGACAATAAAGTATATGGAAAAATAGACTATATAGATAACAATAACTTAACAATAACATTTAACGCCGCATTTTCCGGCAAGGCTTATTTAAACTAACAAATCATGGCAGACATTAAATTTTTAGCCGGTCTCGATATAGACGGCAATATTAACTTAAACAAAGGGCAGCTACAATCACCGGTAATTCACCCTTTATCAGCAAACCCCGCATCTCCCGAGGTAGGACAGTTGTATTATAATACTGGCGACTCTGAGCTAAGAATATACACTAGCGGCGGTTGGATCCCAGTAGGGGCAGACACGGATAACTATGTAGATGACGGTTCTTATAGCGGTGGTACTTTAACATTAGAGAGAACTGGTACACTTGGGGATATTGATATTAGTGGTTTTCTTGAAATAGGTACAGGCGCAACGCAAGCTTTGGCAGGTAACACAACTACAATAACAACCACTCAGGCTGCTGCGATAATTACTAATAGCGGTAAAACATCCTTTCCTGGATTTGGCACTACAGCTGGTACAGCTTTAGAAGGAAATACAATAATACCCGCAGACAGTTTATCAGATGTTCTTAGTAGAGGCAATACAACAGGTGGTACTGATATTGAAGTAGAAGCGGGAGACGACATCACACTAACCGATTCGTCTAAAATTATAATGGATTCAGATTTCCAAATATATAAAACTCTTGGGAACAATGCTATTATATCAGAAACTGGCTCAGGCGATTTATTGCTATTGTCAAACAATGAGGTTGAGATTAAGTCAGGGGAACTTGGAGAAACATATGCTAAGTTTACAAAAGATGCGGGTATAGAGCTTTATACTAATGATAGTAAAAAATTCGAAACCACCTCAACTGGTATTACTATAACCGGTAAAGGTTTATCTACAGCTACAGCGGTAAATGACGCTAGCACAACATTAACCACAAAGGGTTATGTTGATGGGGAGATTAGCTCAGCTATTGCGGGCCAACTTGTTTTCCAAGGTGGGTATGACGCAAGTACAGACCCTCCAACTGGAACAGGAATATTAAAAGGTTATACATATGTTGTTACCACTGCTGGTAGCGGTACAGGCGGCTCTTTTTGGTCTGTTCCATTAGAAGTTGGTGATCTTATTATAGCCGAAAGCGATCAACCTACAACTGAAAGCGACTGGACAGAAGTTAACAAAAATATTGATATAGCAACTACCTCAACAGTTGGTGTTGTTCAGCCTAGCTCAGATAACTTTGCTATTAGTGGTACAGGATTGCTTACTATTAAAAATAACGGCGTTGCTCTTGGCACAGAAACAACTGGTAATTATGTGGCCTCTTTAACGGGCAGTACAAACGTAACTGTCTCAGGCGGTACAGGCGAAGGGTCAACACCTTCTGTTAGTGTCCCTAATTCAAATATTGATGCCAGAATAACCAATAGACAATATGCAGGTTTGATTGGTAATGGCTCATTAACAGATGTACCCGTAACTTCCTCAACGCACGGGCTAGGAACTGATTCATCTCAGTTTATGGTTCAGCTTGTACAAGTGTCTAATGGCGAAACAGTTCATGCAGAAGTAACTAGAGGTGCAAGTGGTTTAGTAACAGTTGGATTTACTACAGCACCAGCAACAAACGCTATTAGAATTTTAATTAATAAAATAGGATAATAAAATTAAATTATGTCGGTAAAACATTTATCAGATATTTTAGTAGATGGGAAGATCGGTGTTGGCACCGACTCTCCCACTGCTCAAATAGAAATAGCAGATAGTAGTGATAATACATCTGGCCTTAGGTTCAAAACTGTAGGCTCAGGAAATCAAGATAATGTAAACTTCCACTTCCAGGGTACAGCTGGTAGTGCTCCTTTTTATATATCAAGAGCACAAACAGGCGGAGCGGAGATACAGCTGCAGAGAGATGGCGATATAATACTTAACGGTAACAACGGTGATAATACCGGAATTGGGACAACCCAGCCATCAGCAAAGTTAGATGTTAATGGTACAACTAGATTCAGAAGCAATTCAACTTTTAACGCTGCTTTATATGTGGGCAATTTGAGCATGAGTATAGAAGCTCAGCCTATATCAATAGGTGGGTTTGGTGATATTAACGCAGCAAGCTGGGCGCAAAATACATCTATAAGTGGATTAACATTAAAAAGCTCAGGCGTAACATCAGGATCCTATACTAACGCTAATATAACAGTAGACTCTAAAGGTAGAGTAACATCTGCTTCAAACGGTAGTAGCTCTGGCGTTGGTGGATCGGGCACAACTAATTACGTGCCTAAATTTAGTAACAGCTCAACATTAACTAATAGTATAATAAGAGATAACGGATCTAGCGTCGCTATAGGAGCAACACCGGAGTTAGCTAATAAGCTTTTAGTAAATGGCAGTATGAGAGTTGTAGATGATATATATCTAAACACTGGAACGTCAAACTCGATAAAAGGTACTAGCGGTGGTGTTGAGATTTATACTAATCATGTCAAAAAGCTTGCCGTTAAATTCGGAGGAGCAACAGAAGTGTATGATGATTTAAAAGTAGATGAAGATGTGCTTTGTGAAACTATAGGTAAAGGCTTAGTATTAAGATCGCCAAACGGAACAAGATACAGAATAAAAGTAGACAATAGTGGTAATTTATCAACAGAAACCTATTAATAAGAAATTAGATTACTTAAGAATTAGGTAATTATATAACCAATAGTAATAATTAAAACCAAAACCAATGACACTATATTACCAGACTAATACGTGGACTAGTCAACCACAACCAACAGAAAAAGCCGTAGAAACCTGGAAACACGCATCCACTAAGGCTAACTGGCGTATTGTTCAGTTACCAAATGGATTCTACCAAACAGAAATAAAAGTACCAGACGAAGATTCTTGGAAAGATATTACAAGGAGAGAAACTATCGAGGGTGCAGAAGCGGCAATTGACGGATCAATTCAATATTATCAGAAAAAACTTGATTTTATAAAAGGCCCTAAAGTTGTAAAGACTTTTGAAAAAGAGTAAATAATTTAAAATTTAATTTAATGGAATTTAATAACCCTAGTGAGATAGTTAAAACTCTCACATTTGGCAATGAAGCCAAAGAGCAAATTATGCAAGGCGTCGAAAAATTGTCAAACGCAGTAAAGAGCACGTTAGGTGCTTCTGGAAAATGCGTTATATATGAAGACGCTCTTGGAAAACCGGTAATAACAAAAGATGGTGTAACCGTTGCGGAAAGCGTAGTCTTATTACATCCGGTTGAGAACATTGGCGCAACACTCATAAAAGAGGCGGCAAGCAATACGGTAAAAGAAGCCGGGGACGGTACAACAACATCAACTGTCCTCGCGCATTCTTTACTAAAAACAGTTAATGAAAATTTAGATGAAGAAAAAGTTAGAGAGCTTAAAAGCGGCATTGCTACTGGTGCTGAAAAAGTTATGGTTTATCTTGATAAAACCAGTATTGAAATTAAAGGTGATATGCTTAAGCAAGTTGCTGGTATTTCATGCAACAACGACTCAGAGCTTGGAGATAAAATTGGACAAGCTTATGAAAAAGTTGGAAAAAATGGAGTTGTTCTAATGGAAGAATCCGATACAAATGAAACTTATGTTGAGTTTGTTGATGGAGTTCAATTTGATAGCGGTTTAAAATCACCGCATTTAGCTACAGATAAAAATAAGGGCTCAGCTACATTAGAAGACCCATATATACTTATAGTTTCTTCACCTATACCCAATATACGAAGAATACAAAATGTATTAGAGTTTGTAATTAAAAATAAGAAAAGTTTATTAATAGTTGCAGACGTAGAGCAGCAGCCGTATCAAACGTTATTAGCTAATAAAGTAAAAGGCAATATAAAAGTAAATATTGTTGACATACCAGGCTTTGGCCCAACTAAACAGCAGACGCTTGAAGACCTTGCTATATTAACTGGCGCTAACATAATAAACGAGGAGTTAGGGGACGATTTAGACCTCATAGACCCTGATGTATTAGGCAAAGCGTTTAAAGCTGTTACAGACGACAAAAACACTGTTCTGCAAGTAGCCGAAGCAAATGAAGAGGTTGCATTAAGAATAATGGATGTTGAAAAGCAAATAAGCGAAGAGACTAATCCGTTTTTTAAGAAACAATTAGAGCAAAGGCTATCAATGCTTACCGGTCAAGTTGGTATAGTTTATGTTGGAGCAGACTCTAAAGTTGAATTAAAAGAAAAGAAAGATCGTGTTGAAGATGCGATTTATGCGACGAAAGCCGCTTATAAAGAAGGTATAGTCCCGGGCGGGGGTGTAGCTTTGCTAAATGCTTCTACACTGATTAAGCCGAAAAATAAAGGTGAAGAGATATTGCTTGCTGCAATAAGATCACCGTATGAGACTATATTAGAAAACGCTAATATGCAAGTAGTTTATCCTCAAATCAAAAACAGGGGTATAGACGTTAAAACAGGTAAAGATGTTAATATGATTAAAGCCGGTATTATAGATCCGGTGTTAGTTACTAAAACAGCTTTAAAGAACGCAGTAAGTGTTGTCAATACAATTATATCTGCCGATTGTATAATCAGTAATAAAAGATTAGCATGAAAGCAATAAATCATTTTGTAATTGTAGATAAAATTAAAGAGCAGCCAACAAAAGTTGGTGGGCTAGAGCTTACTGAAAAACAAAATAAAGACGTTCGTTACGTTAAAGGTAGAGTAATAAGTATAGGCGACCAAATAGATATACTGCAAGACGGTGATTTTGTTAGATATGACAAACACGCTGGGCATGGAATAGAATGGAACGATCATTTGTATTATGTGCTAAAAATTTCAGATATAGTACTTATAGAATGAGGCTAACTGGAACAGATCTGCAGGATATGAATTTGTTAAAGTATTACAGGCTTATCAGAAGGTGGGCCTGTAAGACTTATGACTTAAAAGATGCAGATTTAGAGCTACTTATTTACTTAGATTGCAAAATGCTTTTTACACGTAATGATTTTATTAATGGTGTGTACACCTATAGCTGGGATAAAAACCGGTGGGAACGCTTAAGGCGGAATGGTTGGATTGATGTATTTAAAGAAAGAAATAGGACTACTTCAAAGTATGCTGTTTATAAAACATCAAACAAATGCAAGCTTTTAATTAAAAGAATATACAGAATAATGTTAGCAGAGGAAGATTTGCCAACATCTGAACGAAGTACATTTTATAAAAACAAAACATATACGGATAAAGTTTATAACAAAGCTATTGACGATATGATTAACGATAAAGAACGATGAGTTTCAAATTAAAGTCTAAAGGTGAAATATTCGGTATCAACGAAGAACTATCTGAGTTTGGTAGACCAGTTTTTGAAAAAGATTTAGGCGATGGTATTATAGCAGAAGCTAATCGTGATGGTACTACTTTTGTAAATAAAAATGTAAGCGAAAAAGAAAAGCGTGATTCTATTCCCGAAGAAAATAATCACCACGACCAAATGATAACAGGCCGTTTGCAATATACAAACGAAGAAGTTACTTGGAAAAAAGATACAAAGTCACCAGCTAGAGTATATCAGCGTGTTGGCGGAAGAATAGTAAATAAAACAACAAATGAGCCAGAAGGCGGTAACCTTGAATGGGAAGCTGAGGCTAAAAAAGCATAATTATGGCAAACCCAATTACAGCAATAGCATCTCGCTCATGCGCGAAGAACTCTTTACTTAAACAAACCGAAGATGATTTGTCTAAAGGATCATCTACTAGAGAGGTGTCAACAGCAGATGTCCAACAAAATATTGGCGGTGGGCGAGCTATATCGGGTGATCAAACCGATACTACAATAACCACGCCAGGCTCAGGGGGAACTCCTGCGGACCCGGGATCGAGTGGTAGAGTTGTTAAGGCTGCAGAAAATCAAATGTCGGATGAGGCATGGAAAGAATATTTAGCCAAAGAAACAGCGGAACAAAAACAAAAAAGATACGCTAGAGAACAGGCTGAGGGCCTTAGAGAAGGCTATAAGCCCCCAACACCAGCAACCCCAGGCACCCCTCCAACATCTGATACCACTCAAGATTTTGAAATGGATCAAACACAGGTTAAAGGCCAAGAAAACCTAGACTTGCGAGCGGACATACGCCAAGAAAAAATATTAAACAGATTAGACAGGCAAGCTGAGCGCAGACAAGATCGTTTTGAAAGAAAAGGTTTAAGTGGCAAAGACAAACGAGCTATGCGCAAACAACAAAGAAAAGATCGCGCAGCAAGCAATATAGAAAGACAGCAAAATGTTCAAAACTTAATTGCTGATCGTAGAGCTTTAAGAGACTTGCAAAGAGATCAAGGTAGTTTTGGAGGCGAAAGCTACGGAGTTGGAAATGTTACAGAAACTAAAGAAGGTGTTGTTGATAGAGTTGCAAAAGAATCTTTTACACCTACACAAGTAACTTCAACGCCTAGCGGTAAAACAAAAGTAGGCGAGGTTATAGAGGGTATTGGTGATGTATTTGCAAAGAAACCAGAAGGCACTGCTGTGGGCAATGCTCTTAGAGGTGTTTTTGGAAAAAAAGAAGAAGGTAGTTTTGTCGGCAACTTATTACGTGGAGGCAAAAAACCCGCACCACTTCAAAAAAACTATTTTAATAAATAAGATATGTACGATCAACAACCAGCAAGTTCTATGGTGCAAAAGCTCCGTAAGACAACAAAAGGCAAAGGGCGTCATTTTTTAACAGCCGAAGAAGGTGCTGGTATGACAGCCGCTGGCCGAAAAGCTTACAATAAAAAGACAGGCGGTAATCTTAAAGCACCTCAACCAGGAGGTGGCAAAAGACGAACGTCTTATTGTGCTAGATCAAAGGGCCAAATGAAACAACACGGTATTAACTGCTCAAAAACGCCAAAGAAAAGAATTTGCGCGGCACGTAGAAGATGGAAGTGTTAAAACATATATTAGGAACCTGCGGGGAAGCTCACGTGAATCTATCACATGTGCTTTTCATTGCATTAATAATTTTAGCTTATGGAGTCAAGAGGTCTAGGCGATACAGTTGAAAAAATTACTAAAGCTACAGGTATTAAAACTGTAGTCGATAAAGTGTCCCAGGGTTTGAACATTCCCTGTGGATGTGGGCATCGTAAAGAAAAGTTAAACAAAATGTTTCCTTATAAAAAATAATACAATGGGATATAATAAACCAATTACAGCAAGAATTCAACATTCCACAAATAAGGGAATGAAAGTACAAGAGCCTTTACTAGATATGGGATCTCCAGCAACGAAAAAAGAATTAAATTACGGTGCAGACACAAGTTTAACAAGCGGCGTTGAAAACAGTAAGTTTGTAGACATAAATAAATCCATGGCGGATGGCTTAGATTCTTCTAAAGCACCAACATCGCCAGAAAAGCAAACAAAAGGTCAAACAGATACATTTGGCCCAGGGGGTACTGATCCAAATCCTAAGCTTTATGCTGGCATTGTGGCTGACGCAAAAAAACAACCAAAAGCAATGGTGAAAAGTCTTGGCCCAAAAGGTGTGGGTAAAAACTATAAAAACGGATATTACGGTAAATAATGAAAAAAATATGGGAATGGCTTACCGGCGGAGTAATTAAAGAAGTCGGTGATGTCATTGATAAATTAACTACAACTAAAGAAGAAAAATTAGAAGCTCAGCGATTAATAACTGAGATACTAGAAAAAGCAGATAAAGAAGCGCAAGAGCAAGTAACAGCAAGATGGGAAGCGGATATGAATTCAGATTCGTTTTTATCTAAAAACATAAGGCCTATGGTTCTTATATATTTAACTGTTATATTTACAGCACTATGTTTTTTTGATGGTAATATAGGAGAGTTTAAAATAGCTGAAGACTATATACCAATTTTTCAATCTTTATTAATAACAGTCTACGGGGCGTATTTTGTTGGGCGTACCTGGGAAAAAGCAAAGAAATCCAGCAATAACAATTAAATTAAATTAAATGGCAAAAAAAGAAAAGCTAACAGCAGAAGAACTAGAAGTTCTAACAAACATTATTAAGCAATTAAATAGTGTTCAATCACAGATCGGTGGATTAGAGTTACAGAAGCATGAGTTATTACATACATTTGCTCAGGTTAAAACAAAGCTTGATGAGCAGCAAAAAGAGTTGCAAGATAAGTATGGTGACAAAGTGATTGATATTAACACCGGTGAACTACGTGAGCCTGCTAAGGAAGATTAGTATAGGGAAAGACTATAAAAATGACGCCATGCACTACTCTGTTGGACAGGAAGTGTATGGTGGTCATACTATAGTTAATATTATAGAAGAAGAAGAAAAGTACTCTATCTATATTCAAAAAGGTAAAGATATAATACCCTGGAAAGACTTTAATAAAAATATGGCAATAGCCATTGAATACAATATTGATTACTAATGAAAGGTATTTTTGATTTTGTTGTAACTCCTAAAGACGATAGATACAATAATACTAAAACAATAGGCGACAAAAAATTAATATTAAATACAGAATTACAAAACCATAATTTTGTTTCAAGAGTTGGTGTGGTAATGGCTGTACCTAGTCATAATCCAACAGGCGTACAAAAAGGAGACGAAGTAATATTACACCACAATGTTTTTAGAAGGTTCAGAGATATTAAAGGTGAAGAAAAAAATAGCAGGAGTTATTACAAAAATAATTTGTATTTTGTTTCTCCTGATCAGATATTCGCATATAAGCGTATAATAAAGTGGATTCCACTTGAGGGGTTTAATTTCGTTAAACCAATAAAAGAAGACAAGATGTTTTCTATAAACTTTGAAAAGCCATTAATTGGTATACTTAAGTATAAAGACCCAAGTCTAAAAGAAGCTAAAGAAGGTGATTTAGTGGGTTTTAAGCCAGGTGCTGAATATGAGTTTTTAATTAACAAAGAAAAATTATATCGTGTTCCAACAAATCTAATTACAATTAAATATGAATATCAAGGAAACGAAAAAGAATATAATCCAAGCTGGGCAGCGAGCAGTTGAGGAATTAATAAAAGTAGCTAAAGAACCTATAGTTGATTCAGATGATGATATATCTGCTGATAGGCTTAAGAATGCGGCTGCCACAAAAAAGTTAGCTATATTTGACGCTTTCGAGATATTGTCTCGTATACAAGATGAAGAAGCTATATTAGAAAATAAACCTAAAGAAGAAGAGAAAGCAAAAACTTTTTCAGGGTTTGCAGAAAGAAGATCTAAATAATGTACGAGCAAAATTTATACAGAGTAGAGACTCCTATAAAAGCTAATACAATAGCTAGATTAAATAAATCAAAAAAGTGGAAGTACGGTTATAACAAAGAGCATGACATCGTAGTTATAAGCAAGACCGGACAAATTGGTGAAATATATAATATTCAAAATTTAAAAATTGCATTACCAAAAACTCCCACTAAAATAGACAAGTCACAGGATAAATGGGCTGCAGATGAGTACCCTAAGGAATTAAAACGAATACAAAGCGTTTTTGATTGGCGGGAATATCCAGATGACTTTAAAGAAAAATGGGAACCATATATAGATGAACAATTTAAACGCAGAGAAGAAGGCCATTGGTTCAATAATAAAGGTGTGGCTACTTACATTACTGGCACTCACTTTATGTACTTGCAGTGGAGCAAGATTGACGTTGGGAAGCCAGACTTTAGGGAAGCAAACAGACTATTCTTTATATTCTGGGAAGCTAGTAAAGCCGACTCACGATCTTATGGAATGTGCTATCTTAAAAACCGTCGTTCAGGATTTTCATTTATGTCTTCAGCAGAAACCGTTAATTTGGCAACAATTACATCAGATGCACGGTATGGTATCTTGTCAAAGTCTGGAGCCGATGCTAAGAAGATGTTCACAGATAAGGTTGTACCAATATCCGTTAACTACCCCTTCTTTTTCAAGCCCATCCAAGACGGTATGGATCGCCCCAAGACCGAGCTTGCCTATAGAATACCAGCCAGTAGACTCACTAGAAAATCCATACAAAATAAACAAGACCAGGAGTTACTTGAAGGATTGGACACAACGATCGACTGGAAGAACACGGGTGATAACTCCTACGATGGAGAGAAGCTTAAACTCCTCGTCCACGATGAATCGGGCAAATGGGAAAGGCCTGACAACATCCTCAACAACTGGAGGGTTACAAAAACAACATTAAGGCTAGGTAGTAGAGTCATAGGTAAATGTATGATGGGTTCAACCTCAAACGCGTTAGACAAAGGCGGTGAGAACTTTAAAAAACTTTATAATGACTCAGATGTTACAAAAAGAAACCGCAATGGACAAACTAAGTCAGGATTATATTCTTTGTTCATACCTATGGAATGGAATTACGAAGGATTCATTGACGATTATGGAATGCCTGTATTCGAAAACCCACCAGAAGATTGCGTTGGACCACACGGAGACGCTATCGAAGTCGGGGTTATTGAACACTGGGATAATGAGGTCGAAGGATTAAAAGGCGACCAGGATGCTTTAAATGAGTTTTACAGACAGTTCCCGCGTACAGAGGAGCACGCGTTTCGAGATGAAACTAAAAATAGTATATTTAACTTAGTAAAAATATACGAACAAATAGATTACAACGAAGATTTAAAAAGCACAGGTGTTATTACAACTGGTAGTTTTAATTGGGAGCATGGTGTTAAAGATTCAAAAGTAATGTTTAGCCCAAACCCTAATGGAAGATTTAAAGTTTCGTGGGTTCCTAAAATTGGATTGCAAAATAAACAGGTAATTAAAAATGGTATAAAGCATCCAGGCAACGAACACATTGGTGCTTTTGGATGTGATAGTTACGATATATCAGGTACCACAGACGGCAGAGGATCAAAAGGAGCGCTACATGGGTTAACGTCTTTTAGTATGGAAGATGCTCCACCTAATTCATTCTTTTTGGAATATGTAGCAAGGCCTCAAACCGCTGAAATGTTTTTTGAAGACGTATTAATGGCTTTAGTGTTTTACGGTATGCCATTGCTTTGTGAGAATAATAAACCACGATTGCTTTATTATTTAAAACGGAGAGGCTATAGGGGTTACTCTATGAATAGACCTGATAAGTTATATACAAAGCTTTCAGTTGCGGAAAGAGAAATAGGCGGGATACCTAACTCGTCTGAAGATATTAAGCAAGCGCACGCTGCTGCTATTGAAACTTATATTCAAACACACGTAGGGCTTAAAGCTGATGGCCAATATGGAACAATGTACTTTAATAATACATTGAACGATTGGGCTAAGTTTGATATAAATAAAAGAACAAAATTTGATGCGGCTATTAGCTCAGGGTTAGCAATAATGGCATGTAACAGACATCTGTATAGACCTAACCCAAATGTGCAAAAACCAAAGTTAAACTTAAATATTGCAAAATATAAAAACGCCGGTTCAATATCGGAAATAATAAAATAAA